TGCAGGTGGATTCCAATTAATTAATTTAACTAAATCTACTTTAACTGTACTAATTTCATCTAGCGTTGCATCGTAAATCTTTTGGACTCTCCAATAACTATCTTTAATAAAGATTACATCATCAAATGTAAGTTCTCTAAGATCATCTGCACCAATATTGAAATATGCAGTCATTAATCGAGCATCTGCAGAATATAACTCTTCAATATAATCATTCCAATATAATTCATATACATCCTTGCTTAAGTTATCAACTGGACCTCCAGCGTTGCTGAAATATGAAATATCTTTCTTCCAGTTTAAGTTGATTGTATCACTGACTGAAGGAAGATCTGAAATGTATGTTGCTCTAGGATATGAGGTTGTATTAACAATAGTAGCACCTGCACCTACTGGATTAAATCCTAAATAATCAGTATAATACCATGTTTTTAATGGATTTGTAAGTACTGCACCATTCCAAAATAAAAGTCTTGGTTTAACTTTAAGTGGTAAATATTTAGCGTGTATGTGGTTACCGTGTGTAACTTCTTCACCATTTGGCCATGAAGCTAAATAAGGTACAATAAAATTCGAAGCAGTTGTTGCTCCTAAAACTTGGTCTACTGGAGTTGGTGCAAATATAGTCTTTACTTCTCTAGTATCTTTAATTAATTCATTTTCAGAGTCATATAGTCTACGTCCATATGTTTGGTTATACGTATCTCTATGGAAAGTATTAACTACATCGTTATCTTCAACATCTGTGAAGTTAATAACTGCTGATTGCGAAAAGAAGACTGGTTTAATTTCAACATCTTTGCTTCGATCGATTTTATTAGTCCAATCGAATAAATCACCAGTTCCAATGTATTCTTGCCATGGCTTAATGATAAATTGGTATGGATCGCTCTTTGATGGTACCATTACCAATCTAAACTTTGTCAGGATTGATCTAAAGAAGTCTAATGACTTAACATCGTCCTTTAATAGTTGATTAATTACAACTGATGCAGGTGCTGCAGTACACTTGAAAGTGCTGCCAGCCAAATATCCAGGTTGCTCTGCTCCACCCGTTGCTTCTAATGTAACTCTAATTTGTTCACCAAAAGCAGCTGTAAATGTAGCACTAAGAAGTAAAGTAGGTTGAAATGGTCCAAAATTTTGAGCAGAGGCTGTAGCAGTATCGACTACTGTAGTCCCATGCCATAATTTAGCGATAAAACCACCATAAGGGTATTGAAAATAGTTATCAAACGCTTTAATACTAGCTGTAAATGAATAACTCCCAGCCTTTGGTGTAGTATAAACTCCAATAAATGGATTATATGAGTTAGTAGGATCTGAAATTTCATTATTAAATTTAACAGTTGCAGGATAACCAGTACCAATCTGTACAGCATATGTAGTTTCGGATTCCATTGTACCCGATGTTACGGTAGTTCTAGGTGATGATTCCGGTACTCCATCAGTATATAAGTCTTGAAACCAAGTCTCATTAAAGATTGAATCTGCTGAATATGTGTATGATGTTCTTTCGAAGATCTTATCTATTAGATATTTGACTTGAATAATCGGCGTAAACATATCGATCGGTAGTGGGTGATCTGCTACTGTAAATGTACCTGCCTGTTGATTTGCATCTGGTCCACCATTATTCCAGTTATCTGCTTCCAAATCGATTTCAGATGGTTCGATTGGTGCATTTTCAGAATTCCATGTATTTCCTCTTTGTGCAATAATATAACGTACTTTACCATCTAAGAATAGGTCTGGATCTCCTAGAGCTCTCCAAGAATTTTGTAAATTAGTTAAAGTTAACGTATGATTGGCATCGTACGTATCTAAGTTTGTTAAAAAGCCTTCACCAACTTGCGTTGCAAAATCTTTAGTTTCTCCAAGGAATATGATTTCGAAATCTATTTGACCAGTTTCTGAATTATCATACACTGCTTCCATTCGTAATTGACCACTCTTAAATAAGATACCGTTTACGTAAATCTCTGCGATGACTTTAACTGTGACGTCAAAATCTACAACACCAGATATGTACCAATATTTAAAGAATTTCGAGTTAGTCTGTGTTGCTGGAATTCTAAATTGTCTTGAAAATGATGCATCAATACGTGGAATATCAATGATATCCTCAGATGAGATTGTAAGCTTGAGTGGATCTTCTTCATAAAGATCTAATTCCCATCTAGTTCCGTTCGTATCGTATGCAAAGATTTGTAACGTCTGCATTATCCTCTTTGTGTTTGTTTATCGTTTGCGAATTGTACTTCTATTATATGTTGGAACATCTTATCTCTTGAGAAAGTCTTTTGTTCGTATGTAGATGATGTTATTACTACTGGTTCCCATACGCCTTTATGGTAAATATTTACGCTTGGTGAAAGGAATAACTCTTCGATCCATGCTGATTCAGTATCATTCATCCAATCTGTAGAAAGTTGCATCACTGTCGTTGCTGAAGTGTTGAAAGAAGTTCTACCACGGCCTTGTGGATCGATTGTAAATGCAGCTTCGTTCCAAGATCCTAACATCTTAGTGTATGTTGATCTTTGTGCTCCTACTGTTAGTGTGTTTCTACGATCAAATGTGTAATAGTCTTTAACACCGTATGCGTTCATGAAACTTACTGTGATTGGTTCGAATGCTGAACACTTGTCTTCAACTTCAAATGCAGCGTCATAAATCTTATAACCTAAGTAATCTGCTAATTCTGAAAGATCATCACAGTCTTGAATAGGACCATTGTCGTTAATGTAACATGCATTGATCGAATAGATTGATATGTTGTATGAAGCAGCTGAAGTATTCCATATTCCTGCGTTCTTTAAGTTTTGTGGACCTGAACCAATAGTACCTACTAATTCTGCGAACGTATGATCATGTGTAGTTAAGTCATTACAGTCGGTTCTAACCGGTAAGCCAGTTAATTCAGATATCGTCTTAATGTTTGTCTCTAATAAAGTACCTGCTGAGTTATAGAAATCGTATTTAACAAAGAACGGTGATTCATTCGGTCCCCACATCTGACCACTGTCCCATCTTACAATTCTATTAAAGAATGATAGAGTTTTGAACTCGTCATTACGTACTTTATAACTTTTAATACCAGCTGAGTTTGTAGTTGGCCAGTTTGATAAGTAATTGTATAATGTAGTACCAAATGGACCTGGATAAGCTGCATTATCGATACATGTAGGTAATTCACATAAACATGTTTCAAAATTAGGCCATGGAATGTAATCTAGATAGGACCATTTAATTGTTCTCCAATTTGTGTAACCATTCAATACTCCTTTAACTGCTGCAGCACCTTGAATTGTTGTAACTCCATTATTTTCAATACCGTACTTCGCTTGATATGTTAGAGCAGCACCAGGAGTCGGAGCTAGTAAGCTAGTAGATTCTACAAATGAAGGATTTAAGTAACTCTGCAGCACTCGAGATATATCGAAGTGAGCTGCTCCGGCTGGATTAGGAGCTTGCTTAAATCTTGCGACTTCTACACCTTCGATTTCAACCGTCAAGACCAGTTTATCTGATGGTTGTTCGTAAGGATTTTGTGTAAATTGTACAGTATAGATGTTTGGCGCATACGCTAGGTTCCATCTATTAGGTTGTTGTTGAAGAAAAGCCATTATAATTCTAAGTTTTCATTTATTAATTCTGCCATACGATCTACTAGATCCTCTATAACAAAGAAGTTTTTACCATTAAGTCCATTCTTATGAATAGAAACTCGTACTCCGAATGGTAAATCTCCTGCAATCATTTTTTTATCTGGGTTGAATGAGTACTCGCTTCCCGAACTTGGAGGAAGGAAGGAACGGATCTCTTCAGGTACGCCAAATTGGTTAGTCGTGTTAACGGTACCCTTAACTCCATAATTCTGGTAGAAGCCATAGTCTAACATTGATATTCCCATGTATTGTCCATCGATTACTCTGATTCTTAAAGAATCTCTTAATGCTCCGGTGTTAACTGGGAAATTAGGATTTGATTTAATTTCATTTTCAAGTATTACACCTGCAATAGCGATTGCATCTCCAACGCTTGTTGGAATGTTGTCACCAATATCTTGGAGTTGTGCTGCTATTTGTTCTGGTGTAAGAGCCATTATGCAAAAGGTGCGATACAGTCGTTTAAAGCATCACGAACAATCAATTCGATCGATAACGTAACACCTGATACAACATCATCATATTTTTCTTTAAATGGTGTAACTGTTGAGTTTAACGTAAAGTCATACTCATTTAAGTGATAGTAAAAGTGGCCTAAGATATCTTTACCGTATTCTAAGCAATTGCTTTGAGCTTCGATTACTGAATCAATATCACTATTACACATTTCCATAATAATAAGGTTAAATCGATACGTCATCTGCTTATTACCCAACGTGTGTGAGGATGGATTTAAGAATGCGTATGGATAGTTAGTATCATGAGTTCCTCTTGGTACTTTGATCTCACTGAGTGGTCCATAACCCGCAGTTTGAATTATTAAATGGTTATCGATGATACTGAAAAAATCATCAAGTACGTTTTTGTAAGTCATATTTCTTTTTTACATTTGCCAGTTGCTGTTGTGCAACTTGATTCTTTTTCCAAGTCAAGTAGTTAAGAGCTTCTTTATATGGTCTTTCAACTACGTGTTGTATATTTAGGAAATGCGAGTCAGCAAGTACTAAGACCGCTTCGTACCACATTAATTGTAGGTTATTTATCGTCATTTCTGGACCATCCTGTTCAACTGATTGACTTAAGTTAAAGAATTCATCATACTCTCGATATTGGGCTTCTCGCCACTTTGTAAGAGCTATTAGAGTAGACCAGACTTTATTAATATCAATCGTTGCTGCATGCTCTTCTGGCATGCCGTATAAT